ATCAGCGATGGCTTCCTTGACGTCCTCCGGCTTCATGTCGGGGTCGGGCGACGCGTGGATTTCCCAGTTGCGCTCGTTGCCGGGGAACATCAGGTTCATGAGTCGCGACAGCACGCTGATGCACTTGACGCGCGTGAGCCGCGGGTACGCTTTCGAGCGGTTGACGCTCAGCTCCTTCTCGATCTCAGGGTCGTACAGCCCCAAGTACTGGCGCTCGTTGCGTAGCCAGCGCAGCTCAAGGATGCGACGATCGGAACGGTATTGCTCGAACAAGAAGTTCAGCTTCTGCCCCACAGCCCGCAAGTCATCCGGCTTCAAGATACGGACAGGCGGCTCGCCCCCGGCCTCGACCGAGACAGCAGGTGGCGTCTGATCGGCCTTCGCCGAAACAGCGGAAGTCCCATACGAGACCCCGGCGGGGGAGACAGACATGGTTGCCCCTCAAGTAAAATTATACGGCGACCCGAACTTCGTCGGGATCACCAATTTTCTAGCGCCAGGAAGCGCACGGGCCTTCTCATTCCGCTCCACCGACCGATAGAAATACCGGGCCAAATAGCCTGCGGCATCCGCCGGATGGGTGTAGGGATTGTCCTCTGGCTCGTCGCCCTTGATGCCCCCTCGTTTCACATCCATAGCATAGCGCCAACCGCCTTTCAACGCGCGGATCAGCAGTGGGCACTCGAAGGGGTCGATCAGCAGCGCCGGCCCGGTCTCGGTAAGTTTAGTGGTGTAATACTCCAGCGAGCCGATGCGCAGCGGCAGCCGGTTGTTCGTCTCGACGCGCACCGTGTAATAGCGGCGGAACACATCCACCACTGACTTCTCATCGGTCTGCGCACGGTTCGCCGCGGCCGGATCAGGCGCGACGATGATCTTAGCCTCGGGGAACCGGCGCCGCAGATAGGGCCGCATCCGCTCGTCGATCAGCCGCTGCGCGCCGTAGCCAGACTGACACAGCTCGCCAAGGATCAGGAGGCGCCCCCACATATCCTCTTGGCCGAAGATCAACGCGCTACCGCGCAGCCCCGGATCGAGGCCGATCACGAGCGGCAAGTTCGGATTGTACTGGAGCCGCGTCTTAGAGACGTGCAGATCGGCACGGAAGGTCGCCAGCACCGGCTTGCCGGCGATCGAGAAGCCCCACTCGGCGTCGATGAACTGCTTGATCCACGCCTCCGACTTTCCCTTCGCCTGGTTCGTGTAATACTCGGCGTTGCCGGGCAGGTTTTCCAGGTTCTCGGCCTCCGGGCCGCGACCGGGCGGCTGCAGATAGTACCGGACGTTGGTCGTCTCCGGCAGCCCCAGCATCCGGCGCCGCATGACGCGCGCATCCGCGTCGCCAAGCGCTCCATGCTGATTGTACCGCTCGACCAGCTCCTCATTGTGCAGGTAGTCGAACCACCAATTGTCCTCGGTGCTGGGGTTGGAGACACCCCACATGCCCCAGTTCGTCGCGCCACCGTCCTTCTTCGAGGGATAGCGTCCGAGACGAGCGGACAGCGCGTCGATGATTTCTTTCGGGAGCTGCACGAACTCGTCGATCAGCGCGAAGGTGACTTCGAGCGACAGCACGCGCGCGATGTCATCCGGCGTATCGAGCGGCCGGAACATCACCTCACATTCAATGTCGTCAAAGCGCAGCAGAAAGTTATAGTCGCTCGCGCGCCACTCACCGGCCTGCCCGTCCTTGAACCAATAATTCCAGGAGACAAGCGTCGTGTCCTTGAGCTGCGGCCGCGTGTTACGGATGATAACCGCCCGCGTGCGCCGGATGCCATCTTTGCCAGGCTGCTGTAGCTTCGCCATGTAGCAGAGCTTGAAAAACATCGCTGTGGTTTTGCCCGAGCCGTAGGGGCCGACGCACCACGCGTAAAAGAGCTGCGCCTGCGGCGCCCACTTAATGAACTCGCGGAGAGTCGGAGGCGGCGTATAGGAAATGGTCTCGACCACAGCGACCTCACAGATTGATGTCGATCTTCAAGGCAGCGATGACACCCGCGCCGGGGCCACCGCCCTGCTCGCGCGAGGCATCCAGCCCTGCGACCTTCACCGTGTGCTTGATGAGATCGGCCTTCACCGCCGCCGGCACCTGCTCGTAGGGTGCGTTAATCATCTCGAAGGACTTCGCCAGCAACACTTCGCTCTGCAGCCGCGCCTTGAGCCGAAACGACATGCCGTCATGTCGCAAGCTGTCAACCGCCTGTTTGACGGCCGCGACGAAAATCGGATCGACGCGCAGCCGATCCCACTCCGCCTGGTCAATGCCATAGGAGGCGCACAGATCGCGGGGACTGCTCTCACGCAGCGCCAGCTCAAGCGGCAGCGTCGGCGGCCAGCCGAACTGCGATGGGTCGACGAGGGCTTGCATGCTCATCCGACGATCCTAGCTCAGGAACGCGCTTTCTCCAAATCAGAAAGAGCCTGGCAGGCGACTTCGCGTGCCCCGAAAACCAGATTGACGAACTTGACGAACTGATTCAGCGCATCCTGCTCGCCTTTGACCGACTGTTGGATGAGCAGGTTGAACGCCGCCTGCACCTGCTGCTGCACCGCGGCGTCAACGCCCTCGCGCCAGCCGGCCAGCCGGGTGGGGCTGCGAGTCATCGTGCCGACCCGCCATGCGAAAAGCGCGTCCAGACATCGGCCTGGAACGCCTTGTCGTTGCGCAGCCGCTGGTTGGCGCCGAGCAGCGACGCACGCGTCACCGCCGCGAACGCCCGCGCGTCCTGACCAGCCACCGGCTGCGGCACCGGCACAGGCAAACCGAACGTCGAGGGCGGCGACGGCAGATACGGCCGCATGCTGGGGTCATTGGATACCGAGCAGGCGCTTAACGTCATCAGGAGACAGGCCGCAAGTAGGAGTCTTCGAGAGCTGAGCAACATAGGAGTCCACCTTCTGCTGATTGGCGTCCGCGGAAGCGGACGCCGCTGTTTCTGCGGCTGCAGCGTTCGCTGCCACCGTCTTGGCGTCTTCGAGTTCGCGCTGCAGCTCGGCGTTGTCCGCCTGCAACACCGCCGACTTGTCGAGCCCGCGGCCATAGCGATAGCCGCCGTCGAACGCAAACGTACCCGCCGCGGCGACGAGCAACACCACCGCGACCACGCGCCCGACCACCGGGATGTAGACATAAGACGCGGCGGCGAGCCCGACCAGGGACACGCCAACGATGGGGAAAAAATAGCCGAGGATCGTCGCAAACATTGGCGTCACTCCAGACAGAGATGTCGTTCTTCTTCGCGCCGCCGCGTAAGCCCGGCCCACACGATGCCGGCGGCGCGATTGTATTGCACGAACGCGTCGCATCCAGCCTGGATGTTCCCAGCGTTAAGGTCGCGCGCTACGCTCGATCGGCAGAACCCACCGACGCCGATATTATACGCCAGCGACAGCACCGCCACGTACCGCGTGTCGGGCATCGTCGCAGCGACCATCGGTGACAGGCAGCGCTCGATCCCGGCCGCGTATGTCTTGGCAAGATCGGCCTGCAGCAATGCCTTGCACTGCGCCAGGCTGTCGCGCTGATACGGCTTCACGTTGCCGGTATGGCCGTAGCAGATCGTCCACGGCGCGCCCTTCGTCGCCGGATCAGGATACGCGAGCAGGCTCAGCCCCTCGGCGGCGCCGATGAAAGAGATCGCCATCAGGGCGGCTGTGCCGCCTCTCGCGATCCTATTCATTGATGTCACTCCCCGGTTGCTTGGCCAGCCGGGCCAGCACGAGAACGACACACATCAGCGAATTGAACACCGCGAAGGCGATCAGCGCCCACCAGGTGCTCGGCAGCACATTGGCGAACCACGGCAGCACGACGACGAAGCCGGAGAACGCCGCCCAGCAGATCGCGACGCGCACCGACCACAGCCGATGCCAGCGAGCCTGCCAGTCGTCGATAAATTTTTCGTCGAGCCAGCCCACCGGACTCACTCCTCAGCAGCGTGGATCGTGTCGACCAGCTCCGAGTAGGAGCGCGGGTGCAGCCCGTCGCGGCCGGGAATGTAAGTGACATATTTGTCGCCGTGGCGCCGGCAGCTCGCGAAGATCGCGGCGCGAGCGCGCGCGTATCTCCGCGGCGGGACGATCCAGATGACCTGCGCGACCGTGCCGATATTCTGGCGCACCTGCTCGACGCAGCGCCCCTGGTCATTCACGCCGGCCGAGACGATCACCCAGCCCCACAGGCTGTGCGGAACCTTGCGTGCGATCTCGCACGAGCCGGCGCCCTTGCGCGCCAGCGTAGGAGCGTGGGCGGCATGACCGGCCCCATCTGCGATGCTGTCGCCGCCGTAGACCTCTGCGCGCGCGTCGGTGACGCCGTAGATGAACATCATCCACGCTGCGAGGGCCAAAGCTGGCCACAGCCATTTTCGCAAGCCAATCATGCCGCCCTGCCCCCATGAGCCGCGCCCCCCTCAGAGCGCGACTCTCCCCCGAGCTGTTACGCGGCTTTCGGAGCCGCGGTCGGACCAGTCGGCGCAGCCGCCGTGACAGCCGCCGATGCGGCGCCAAGCGACGCCGAAGACGCGATGACGTGAGCACGCGCAGCCGCAACGCTGGCGACCGCATTATGCGAGGCGGTCTCGGCTTCGATCGCCTTGACCTTGGCCTCCATCCAGTCCAGCGCTTTCGTGCCGAAGGCAAGCAGCGCCATCACGCCAACACCGACGCCCGCGCCGACAAGAAACGAACCAATGTCCATGACCCCCTCCTGCAAATCCGCGGATTCGACAATCGCAGCGACTTTACGCGCGTTTTCGTCGCGCGGAAAGATGTCTCTCGTCAGCCGCCCAAGGCGCCAGGCAAGTCCGTCAGCTCCAACGACTCGATGTCGAGCAGCCAGCACGGTTTGTTCGCCTCGCGAAACCAGGCGATCTCCTTGTTGACGCCGAAACTCGTGCGCCAGCCGTCCATATCGGCCACGATCATGCCAGCCGCGGCGTCGATCAGCGGCTTGTCGGCCGGCAGCCAGATGTCATGCGACAGGAAGTCCATCTTCGAGGCCGCGCAGATCGTGTGCGAGTGCGCGATTGGACTGAAAACCGGCAAGCCGTTCTGGATCAGGCGCCCAGCGATGGCCGAGACGGTCTCGCAAGCATCGTCGAGGCCCGCGAACCACTTCGAGTAAGGGCTGGCGAGGTAGAAATAACGATCCGGCCACGTTAAGGCCAAGTCCTGGGGGGTCTGATATGTCATCGCGTCTCTCCTGCTACCGCCCGACCCGCCCATCGACGGATCGCCGGTCGGATTTTCCTCTGGGCCTTGACGTCCGCCACGATGGCCGCCCTGACGTTCCATCGCGCCTCGTCCTGGTGATGTCTCGGGATGCGCACGCCGCGCGCGCGCAGCCAGCGGAACGACCATAGCTCCGCCTCGTACTCCATGACATGCGCGCGCTCCTCGTGCTCGTGAAGCAACGCGTGCGCCACCTCATGCGCGATGACCGCGATGATCTCGACATGGCTCGGCGGCCATGGCACTTCGAGCAGCTTATTGTCGAAGCTGCAGAGCCCTGAGCCACCGAAGGTGTGTCCCCAGCGCCGCCGGCAG